AGCGATAACCAATATGTGTATTTGCGGATGCCGTAGTTTGACTATAACCCGCTTTATAACCCAGAGCTACCAAACTACCCGTAGTATTACTATACGCAGCCTGATAACCCACGGCAGTGTTGTTGCTGGCGGTGGTGTTGGAGTAGAGGGCATTAGTGCCTATGGCAACACCATTCGACGCCGTGGTGTTGGCTTGAAAAGCGTTCGTACCCAAAGCGGTGTTTTCACCTCCGCTTGTATTTGCCGTGAGAGCATCCTTTCCAATAGCAGTGTTGTTGTTGCCGGATAGCGACCCATCGTCAAGTGCCGCATTACCCAACGCCACATTGTTTGTGCCAACAGGATAGTTACCATCCAGCTTGATTGTACCGCCGTCAGAAGTGATGCCGCCCATTTGTACTTGGGACAGCACCTGCGTTACAGTTGCGCCTGTACCGCCACCATCAAACTTTACGAGAACATCATGCCCGTTCTCTACCTCAAAATCATTTGAAGCATTATAAGTCCCTTGGAAAAGAATAAGGCTGCGCGAGCCAGACAAGCTGTTGCGGATGTGTACAATCTTTTCGGCATCGTTTGGATCAAGCTGCACATAAGCTGTTGCGCCTAGATCCGCACCGTCATTAAACTCAATAAAGCGATTGCGCCCATCAGACAGTGCGCCATTGTTAATTAACAGCGTGTTGGGTGAACCCGAAGTGCCCGCAACAGCTAACGTGACCGTAGCAACACCATTAGTCGCTTGGTCAATAATATCGAAGTTGGTGTTGGTGGTGTTGCCCCAAGTACCCGACTGATCCCCGGTCCCCGGTTTCTCAATACCAATGTTAACCGTATATGTGCTTGCCATTCTTTTAACCCTTCTAAGCTGCTATTTGACCCCAACCCGGTGTCTGTGACGGAGTTTCGTCTGACCAAGCTGGCGTCTGACTTGGGCTGATCGTATTATACCCTGCATTTTGATTTGGCACAATAGTTCCCCAAACTAAGACCTGTCCTACATTTCCAGTGGCTTGCAGGCCTGCTGGATACACATTCCCCTTTGCGATAACGGTAGCGTCACCGACATCCGCAGTGGCTTCTAGCCCTGTAACATAAACAAAAGTCTCTGTTTCTACGGTCACAGAACCCACCGACATAGTGGCTTCTAGCCCTGTCACCGGTGCTGTTGCGCCTGCATTAACGACAATAAACCCACCGTAGACAAAGCCTTGCGCTTGGACACCGTTAGGTATCTCAACTACCGCCCCAGCATTTACAGCAACCGAACCTACATTGCCTGTAGCTGAAATGCCCGTAACCGGGACATTCGCGTCGCCACTTACCGTGGCAGTACCGATTTCCCCGGTGCCCGCAACCCCTGTCACATTGATGTTAGCCGCAGCGGAGACTGTGACTGAACCTACGCTGCTAGTCGCTTCAAGACCCGTGACAGGGACATTCGCGTCGCCACTTACCGCGGCAGTGCCTATTTGACCCGTAGACGTAACGCCTGTCGGATAGACATTCGCCGCCGCTACCGTTGTAACAGTGCCTACCCCGCCAGTAGCGGATACACCTGTTACGCCGGTGTTTGCATCAGCCTGTACTGTGACAGAGCCGACGTTGCCCGTTGCCGCCAATCCCGTGACTGGTGCATTCGCTTCAGCAACAACCGTTACCGAACCTACATTACCAGTGGCCTTTGGTAGGTCTGTTTGGCCCCAAGGCATTTCGCCCCAGCCAAAGCGACCCCAGCCGCCAAGTGGGACGACGACATCGGTCATTAGGCTATCCGAATGACCGCGTTGCTGGCGTCAGCAGTTGGGAAAACAATGGTAAAATCACCCGCGGTAGATGTTTTGTCCGCACCAAAATCTAGAACAACTACAGAGGGGTCTCCTGCTGCGGTGTCGTTATAAATAAGTGCGCCCCTCGCCGTAATAGTAGCCGAAGAAAACGTCAAATCAGCAAAATCTGTCAAAGCTGTTGTTCCGCTGGTTGTCGGGGTAACATTAGTCAAAGTGCCCCCACCCGCTGAATAGCCGGTTCCAGCAACCTCGTTAGTTGCGGTATACGCTGTTGTTGACGCATCAAGAGATGCACTGTTCGTGTAGAGCGCTAGTTTAAAAGTGCTACCAGTGCTGTTTGTAAAATCGTGCGTTGCAGTTAAAAGCTCTTGCTTAAAACTGGTGCACATAAAATTGCCCGTAAATGCCATGTCACAGTCTCCTTAATTGTTCAGCAAGTTCTTTATAACCTGCCTCTGATAGGGCGTTATATGTTGTAGTTCTATCACTTTTTATTGCTTCACGCATGTAAAAAGCTAAAACCTTGACCATATGTTGTCTAAACGCATGAGCTTGGTCGCGGATGCCCGGATGAGCGGTGTCCGATATTTGAATGATCCTATCTGCACAGCGTTCTGCAACTTCTTCTGGCGTAAACCCTCGTTTTTCGGTGGTCTCTACCAAAACTTTGTAATCCGCAGGGATGTCTACTTCTAAAGCTTTTATCATTGTTTCGGCCTAATTATCTTTCCTGTCCGATATTCGTCGGTTACCTCTTTAGACTCCCCAAACATCTTCAGACCCATAATAGACTCACTAAACCGCTTTTCGTACAGCGCTTGCATATCTGGTTCGCCCTTCATAAATATATAAGCTTCCATTAAGCTGCCATACAGCATAGCTAGCTCAGCATTTTCACTGAGCCATGTAGTTCCAGTTCCAGCACCCGCTGTCAAACTGGCAGGGCGATAAAAATAATGCAACTCTACCGCGTAGCTTGCATCCGGTGTCGGCCCGATAATAAAGTTAGTTATATCAAAAACAGCATAATATCGCGGACCGCCTTCCGTCGTAGGGTCCGGATTAAACTGCTGCACATAGTCCGCATCCTTAAAATCGAGGAAATTAGCGTCATTGCTCGCATCTGTGTATGACAAGGAATACGGCGCAAGGAAATCTGACGGGCAGGCCAAAAACTTATTTGAAGCGGTCAAGGCTCCTGCTACATTTTTTCGAAACAAGCTAAGCTGCACGTTTTTGAGAATGCGCTCTTCCGAATTTCTAATAAACACAGGAATGTTGTTAACAAACGTGGTTTCGTCGTTTTCCGTGTAATCTTGAATAGCCTGCTGTAATTCAGCGTATGTAAAACTCATGTTGTCACCGTAACCATGCCAACTTGCCCAAAACCTTGCGGTGGCAGCAAATTAGGTGCCTCTACTGTTGGAATCCCTACATATACATCAAACGGCTCCACTATATCCGGCCGTGCGTCTTTTAAAGCCTCTGCATCAACAACTTTACGAAAAGGACCAAGCTGCGGATGTTTTGGCTCCCATTCGTCTTTTCCTACTAGCAAGCCGTTCCATTCTTTACGCATGTCTTTGTACCGATACCGGAAACCGGATCGGTCTGAAATAGCGTAGGAATCTTTACCGCTTGCAAACTTTGCCATTAAGTGGTCCTAAAATACTGGTATTGCGGCACTACGTTAAAGGACGAACGATCTCTGTCTTCTGTTGCGGCCCGTTCAAACTCTTCCTCATAAATAGCTTTCAAAAGCTGAACTCTATTTGGAGCTCTTTTTACCGCTATGTAATAGGCTAATCCCGCGGCTAAACAAGGATAAAAACGAAACGGCATGTCCATTGTGTTAATAAACGTATCCGCATCATCCATGCGAGTAAGAGCATCGTAAATTACAACATCCGTGCTATTCTCGGGAACCGGCCACAATTTTAATTCTGGCGTGACCTGCCGATCCAAGAAAAACTGGTTTGCTCTTCCTTCAGTAGTTTTGTTCGGAATAGACAAATATTCGTCTCGGCTAAGACGATCTAAAGAATAGTCAGTTCCGCTACGGCGCACAATTACCGATAAAACGTCGATAACATCGTTATTTAAAGCGTAATTTCCCGTTCCTTGTGTCAGAGCCTGTGTTCTTTGAACAATGGTCCATTGGTTTAGACCACGGTTTGCCCACTCAGCCAACATTAAATTGAGCGACCGCTTGGCAGACTTTAGGTCGTAACCTGTACGAACCTCAAGGCCACAGCGCTCAAATGCCTCCTCAATGTAATCGGAGACATCTAGCTCAAAATCTGTGCTTCCCGAGGTTGCCATACTACTTCTTTACCATTCCGCCGCCGCGCATCTTCTTTACCATTCCGCCGCCGCGCATCTTCTTTACCATACCACCGCCGCGCATCTTCTTGACTGCGCCGCCTTTTTTCATCATTTTACGTGGTTTCATCGCCATTTTTTAATCTCCTGTAAAGCTTGGCTCTTTCCTGAAAGATTTCTTCAGCATTGTATTCTTCTAGATACTTATCATAATAGCCTTTTTCCGCAAGTTTGTCTGCTGATTCCTGCACCTTGGATAAACGCTGTACAAAAATCATCGCATACTCATCATCCACCACCTGCATAAAGCTTTGGTCGTCTATGAAATCATTGGCTTCATCATGCGGATGAAAGCCCATGACCCACATATCCCGATCTATAAAGACCCCCATAGAAATAGCCTCGTTTAAGTCGTGAAGATAATCGTGAAAGGCGTCAGGATCTTCGGTAAAATTTAAATCTACGATAATAACTAGGTCTAAACTTTCTTCCCATTGCGATAAAGTGCTATATAGCGCTTGCATGTTTTTTTCATACTTAAACAAAAGAGCTACTTTTTCGTCTGTCCAAGCTTTTTGTGCATAAGGACAGGGCGGAAGGTTGTTGTAAAAAGAATTAGGCTTACTTAACGTATGCTCTGTCCAAGCCATTATCTCGGCACAGATCTGCTGTTCTTTTTCTATGTTAAAAACCATCATATTCATGCTTGTGACACCGACCCTTTAGTGCGTTTTCTTCTGCCGTTTATAACCGCGCCACAACCTCTCGCGACAGCCGTACCGGGGATGCTGCTGCCACGAAACCTCCGCTTTGCTTTAGTTTCATAGCCCGCAACGCCCCCATTAGCCATTTTCTTTACTTTGGCAGCCTTAGTGTTTGCCACAACCTGCTTTCCTTTAGCTCCTTCACGCTTCTTTTTACGCGCTGTTGAAGCTCGTTTAGCTTTTGATAAACTTTGAGCTTTACGTCTAGGAAGGCAACGGTCAGGGTTACGCTTATCTTTTGACGTACCACATGCGCCCGAAATGTTGCCCGAGCTATCAATTCTGACCCAATCCTCATCTAACCACTCCTGTAATTTACCCATTATTTACCCTTTCGTTTGCCACCTTTAGACTTTTTGGCATAGTTAGGGTCTTTACAATATTTTGAGGCGGCGAGATTTGCGTATGCACTCGGATATGTGTCAAACGTGCGCTTTGCCCACGCCTTACCTTCAGGGCATATAGTGCCGCCCTTCTTCATTTTAACAACGCCGCCTTTAGCCATTTTTCTAACGGAACAAGCGCCTGCGCCTAAATTAACTCGTGTCATGTCAACACCGCCACTAATGCTATTACCGTCGCCGCAAGTTGCAGAGCAATGCCGCCAAGGATAGCCCAGACCTTTATATCCAGACGGTCTATGTCCTTTTGCATATGAGCAAGATGGTTGGTTTCCAACCGATGTAAAACGGCCTGAATAACCTCGACCTTCTTGTCTAGTTCTGCAACTGTTGGCTTGCTCATTTTAACACTTCCACCTTTTACGTGCCTGTCTCAAACGGCTGTTTGGGTCTTTCGCCGCTTTAGGAAACTTTTTCATTTGTCCCGCAGAACGCGCACAGAAAGACTTACGACGCTTTGCATCCTTACTATCTTTTTTGACCTTGCCTGTTACGGCGGTCTTCAACTTTGAGCCGGGGTTTGCCTTCCTATATGCGGCTACTCCAGCTTTAGTCATCCCCGCTCCTTTTTCAGTAGGGCGGAAATTCTTCTTGTTGCGGGGGGGCATTTTGGCTTTTTTACGTTCAGCCATTACAAAGCATTCCCGTTGTCGATTAACACGCCATTAAAGGAGGCAGATATTGCGTTAGCTTGGTTTTTATTACAAATAGCCCGCACCTCAACGTCCGACTTTTCTGTCACTTTAATAGGATAGGCAAATGGGTAATAAACCTGACTTTCGACAACATCTACCTTAACCTGCGTCCTAAATACGCCGCCAAAAGGCTTTACTAAAAAGCGCACAGTCATATATACGCCACCAGATGTCCCAGTGCCGTGTGTGGCAATGCCTTCGTTAATGTAGAGAGTTTTACCCGCAGGAACGGTATATACCGCCATTAGCGTTTGATTTTCACCGTTTGTAATTTGAGCATAGGTAGTGCCGCCGTTAGCTATGGTGATATTACCTGTAGGGGAAGTAGCGCCGCTTACATAAGCTCTGAAAACACGCAAAAACAAACCCGTAGTCGTGGCTGTTCCGCTAGCGTTCAAAGTCACTTCTTCTTCTAGCTCCGCATAATTTGTATCAAGACCAGATACAAGCACTTTTACGCCAGAGTCTGTAGCACCTCCTGCGGAGGTGACTGTCATAGCTACCGCGGAACCCGGATATGCGTACAAACCGCCTGCATCCCAGACGGTTTCACTTACGTTAATGATATTAGGGTTGTAACCATATTTAAAAAGCGTCTTGTGATACGCAATTTGGTCACGAGAAGACTGAAGCTCAAACGGCTCTGAAGTCCCTACCCTTGATATGGAACTAACTTCACGAGCCATTCGAGCCTCCGTTTAGTTGTAAAAAACAGTCACAGCAGTACACGCGGTAAAAGCAGATACATAAATATCTGAAACACGAATACCTTCTGCGGGTATGTTTACTGAGTGTGAGTCAGATGCAAGAAAATCTAAATCAAGAACAGTTGCGCCGCCATTACCATCTGTAATAGTTAGACGAGGGGTTCCTGTTGTAGTTAAAACTTGTATCTGACGGATACGCGCAGGCCCAACACCGGCAGAACCGGTGGCAGCTAAGCGCTTTGCTTTTACGTCAGAACCTGACATCGCGCCCTCCTATTAGCTAAGAGCAGCACCAACAGCAGTTACCCAAGCAGCACCTGTGTTGATTACGATGCAATACTCGTTGTTGCCCGCGCCGTTGTCGCTAACGATATAAACGGTTCCAACAGCAACATCACCAAAAGCTGGCAAATCTGCGGTGGCTACAACGGGAATTTGGAAACCATTATTGGACCGGACTGGTCCAGAAAAAGTAGATAAAGCCATGATTATCTCCTGTCGTGGCTAGTGTCAGCCGCACCGTGCGGCTGTCAGGGATTAAGACACTATACAACAAAAAAGAAAGGGCGGCAACTGCCGCCCTCTCCACATCTGTAAAAGATGTTTACGCTGCGCCCGGAGTACCGAACACAGAACGCCAGTCAGAGACACCAAAGCTGTAGCGCTCACGTGCCTTAAACCGCATGTTTCCGGTGTCGAAGTCACCTTCCATAGCTGTTTTAATTGGCGAACGGTTAAAGTATTTGAAACCGTTTGGAGCATCTGTCT